GACCACCTCACCATTCCCTGCGTTGATCACGCTACCCGTCGCAATGTGGACATGCTCGCCAATCGTTACACCCTCACCGCCGTTGATTCGCACGTTCCAATCAATGCGCGCGGTGTTGGCAATCGTGATGCGTTCTGGTTGGTGTAGGTACACGTTTTCATCAATCATTTAGCCGTCCAGCTTCACATAAAACACGCAAATAGCTTCTGATAAAGTAATATTATTGGAGGCTGAGTAGATCAACCTGTGGCCTCGAAGATTCCTTGAATCTCGCCTAGCGTGAGAATGATGTCTACACAGCGATATTCATCGTTCAGGTACACGAACCGATAGCCCTCTTTAATGTCCGTGTCCGCGACTGTTGCATGGTTGCGAACACCAAAGACAACCACCTTGCGCTTTGGCGCTGCGCCCGCCACACCCTCGGCTAATGTGGCACTGTTGTCAGACTCCACACGTACTGTCTGCGCGGCCAGTACCGTACCCGCCGCGTTCTTGAAGGCGATGCTGTCAGGCTTTTCGTTGATTCTGCGCCATGCAAACGCAGCACGACGCTGTATGCGTAGTGTGCGCTGGCCAGATGTGCGGTGTACACCGTCGATCCAGGTAGCATACGTACCCATTACCATGCCCAACTTCCAGGGTATTCCTTGATTCGTGCTGGCTTCTGGCGCATACTGCCAAAGCGCGCCGCTCCACCACTAGTAGCGACAACAGCTTCGTCAAGTCTTTGTTGCCAGTAACCAAGCAACTCTTTGAGGTGGGCAAATCGTTGGCTGGCTCGTTCGGTGGTGTTGTTCTGCGTGTAATCCACTTCCGCCGCGGCTTGAACAAGTAAGCGACTCAGATAGATGACACGTGTTGCAGCGAGTAAGCTAGCCGCGTCCGTGTACGTTTCTCCCGCCTCCACATACAAGGCGTCAATGGTCGCGTCTGGTAAATTGGTGGTATCTGTTGCAGCTAGACCTAGATCAAGCCTCAATCGCTGTTGCTCCAGTAGCGTTGCCAACTTGCCTCCCTTCTAAATGACTAGTGACATGGTCAAACCATTTGTCAAAAGCTTTGCCAGCACTTACCTCTTGCCAGACGTCTAGCACTTGCTCGGCAAACGCACGCCACGAGTACAACGCCGCGGCATTCTTGGCTTTGCGATATGCACCCGCGCGGAACCAATCAATGTTTTCGGCCACACGACGTAGGACAACGGCACAGCCTTCTAGGTCAGGCTTGGCCCACTCTCCGAGGTCAAACCCCGCTAGCGATTTGACGCCTTTCCAGTCGGCAGGCTCCAACTCGTAAGGCAAGCGCACGCCCCAATCATTGATGTTGTCTACTGTGCCACCCCAGCCTGTAGCGAGAGATATGCCGCCTGTAGCCGCAAACTCGCGTGGTATGAGTCCAAAGCCTTCGCCTTTGTTGCAGTTAATTAGCACATCAGCACTCAGGTAGAGTTCGTACAGTTCTTGCTCTGACATGTCCTGCTGAATAACCGTGATGTTGGGATTGGTCAGTGTCAACGGTACTTTCGGCTTACGCCCCTTGAGGATTAGGCGGTAGTTCATATCCTCGCCAAACGCCATTAAGAACGCTTGCAGTGCCGCTAATCCACCTTTGCGCGCACCACGGTCAAGGAATGCGAGAAACGTCAACGGTCGGTCTGTGGGACGTTCTGCATACCTGTACACCTCGCCAATGCCCAGCGGCACAACGTGTATTGGTGCTGTTACGCCGCTGTCACGAAACACCGTGCGACAGAAGCGGCTTGGTACGACTACAGCGTCAAGTTCGTTCAAGATTGGAGCCCACGTTGGCGGGAGGGCGGATGATTCGAACATCGTCACCGCAACACGCGGCCCCAACTGCGCGAGCGTGCTATGGTCTGCGTAGCGCGTCGGATAACCGAGCATAATACCGCCAAGTGACGGTCGTATTGGACGATTGGTAATCGCCTTAATGTCGTCCGGCTGCGTATCCATAACCACTTTGCCCATCCCTACAGCGTTGACGTGTACTCCCAACGCTGTAAGGTGACGGGCAAGCTGACAGGCAATCAAGCCGTAGCTGTCGTATATGTCCCAATGACCCGGTGCGTATACGGTAATTGCTGTCATAACTAAGCGATTGTGACTTCTTCCACGGATGCAGTCGGATTGGCGTAGACGCCCAAGTAGCTGTCATACACAACCTGCGTCAAGAAGCGGCTAACATCTTCCTGCGTGCCCTCTTGCTGCAAATCTTGCTTGACATAACTTTGGAAGTCCATGCCACGATAGCCGGTGTTAATCAGGTAGGCTTTGCCGCTGGTAACACCTGTGTAGGTAGTTGCCTTAGCACCGCGTGTGCCTGTCCAGCCGTCGTAAGCAATCACTGCACTAATCATGTCGATTGCGCTAGACTGGCGGGTGAACCCTTCTTGCGGCACACGGGTCAAGGCCATTTCCACCCGGAACAAGTCTGCACTGCTGACAAGCAAGATGTATGGCCCGCGGCGCGGGTTGGTGGTGTCGGTGCGGCTTGCGCTAATGCCTGCCTGAATGGTGAGGAACAGATCCTCGGCATCCGTTGAGCCAGTGGTCACGAAGGCTGTCTGATTGCCCGCGGCATAGGTGGCACTAATGATTGGATACAGGTGCAGGTGATTCAGGAGCGCGTTGTGGGCGATACCCATTGCACGCTCAAACACAGGCACGCGCCATAGCTCGTTGAATATGACCAGATCCTTTGAGTACTCAAGCCCCGTGGCCCAATGGCGAATCGGTACGCTGAACTCGCTAGACGTGACGCTTGAGAACTTAACTTCGCCGCCCTCGAACACTTCTTCAAAGACCACACCACCCGGCCCCATCTTGTTAACGGAGACATTCTTGGGCAGCGTGGCATCTGCGATAATGTCGTAAATCGGTTGGTACAGTAGCGGCTCTTCGATACGGCCCGCATCAATCTCATAGCGGCGTCGTTCGTTCCACTGCGTGCCAAAGCTGTCAGTGCCGATGAACTCATAGATGTGCTGTCCGTTTTGCTGGACGGCCTGTACATGCTCCTGCAATCGCAAATCCTGGGGGAATGCGATCTTAGGCTTGTTCTTGCTGAGCATTTCTCGGCTCAGGAATTTGATAGCCATCTGTTATCTCCTATGCCTAGCTCAGTAGCGCGTTGTGCGCGATCATGACGCCGGTGACGATGTTGTTTGCATCCTTCGCAGCCGTAGCCTTGAAGAAAGCAAGCTTGCCAGCACCAGCCGTTGTGGTGTACGCCTCATCATCGGGATAGTGACCTGTGACGGTTGCAACGGTGATGTACACAATTGCGCCCTTCGCCACTGCAAGACCGGCTGGAACCTCGAACTGGTATTCGCGGTCATCTGCAATCAGCGCCAGTGTGTCGCCGCTGTCTGCATCCTCACCAGCAATACCTAGCCAGCCATCCACGTAGACGACCGCGCCCTTGACCACATCGCCCGCGTTAAGCGTGACGTTGACGGCCTTGCCATCACTCTCAAAATAAGTGGGAGTACCCGCCACTGTTGTTGCCATTAGTTAGCCTCCTGCGGGATGTCGAAATACTTTCGTTCGTTGCTGCCCTGTCGCTGCACAACTGTGCGTTGGCGCGGCCCCATCGTGTTTTGCACCTGTGCGGCCAATGCAGCCTTGACAGCAGCCATTTCGATCACCTGTTGGTACGCCGTCTCAGCCTCTTGCACTGTGGCGGGTTGGCGTGCCCCAACAAGTTCGACCACCAAGCCGCGCACGGATTCCACCTTGACGCCCTTGTCAGGGTCAGCGGCTAGTTCAGTGATGCGGCTCTTAATAGCATCCTTGCGCTGTTGCTCCTGTACCCGTTGCATCTCAGTGATGGTTGTCTTGAGTTGGCTTTCCTCTACGCCCAATGCCGTACAAAGCTCTTGCACCATTGCCACCTGGGGCGGCGTTGGCACATCCGCTAGCACAGCGTCACGTACGACTTTGGGCAACAGCCGTGCGTCTTCTACTGTCATCTCTTGCAAGATGGTTAGTTTGTCGCTCATCTTGTTTTCCTTTTCAGGTTGAACTTCAACTTGTGGTGCTTCTATTTCCGTAGTCAGCATCGGCACTCGTGCCAAGTCTGCTATACCCGCGCGATCTGCGGGCGCTAGGTCGATCTGGTTAAGCCGCAAGCTAGCGGCATCCATGCGGTAAGCTTTTAGGGACTCGTCCCATTGGCCCGTTGCATGGGCATCAATTGACGTGGCGATACTCTTGCCACTAGCCTTATATCGTCTGACGCGCTCCCGTGCTTCCCCAATGAGATATGCTTTGCCCCAAATCAGATCTCCGTCTCTTACGGCTCCAACCCAGTGCAAGCTTTCTTTAGGGAAAGCCGTAGCGCGTTCGGCTTCGCTCAGGTGTCCCATGAGACCAATCGGTTTATTCGCCAGCGTCTGCCGCATTAGCTCAGTCACAAACGCTTCATCGTAGTAGCGATTGTTACCAGACTTGACGTTGGCTTTTCCTATTGGCAAGGTGACAAAGACCGGCTCCGGATCACCGGCAATAAGTGCCGCATAATCCACGTCAGCCGAGATTGGTACATTCGGATATGCTCCGCGCAATTCCGAAATAACCAACACGTCTTGGAAGTCACCACGGAACTCGGTTATGTTCTCAGGCATAATTGCCCCTTCCACTACGAATTCCAGTTTACCTGTGGGCTAATCTTGCCTGCCTTAGCATTACCCTTCACAGGTTCCTTCTCAGGCTTGCCCTTCGGCTCGACCGTCTCGACAGTCTCCACCGTGGCAGGACCAACGGCGTCGGCTGGCACACTGACAGGTGTCGTCTGTGTCTGTTCGCGTGTTGCAGTGAGAAGTTCGTCTAGCTTGTTCTCAATTGCGTTTAGCTTTTGCTCTAAAATCTTGGGCCATGCCATTGTGGTTTCTCCTGTCTAGTAAATTTTTCGCAAACAAAAAAGGCGCACCGTTTCCGGTTACGCCTCTTGCGTCATTCCGGTCGGTGCGCCTCTTGCGCCTTATATTCAGTTCATGCGGCCTAATACTACTCGTCGTGGTATTGGCCTAGATGTGCTTCTATGCGCCGTCCCCGTATGTACATCACAACGATTTTGCGCTGCGGGACATACTCAAACAGGAATCGGCCTGTCTCTGGGTCGCATACACGTTCAAACGTTGCACGTGCTTGCTCTAGTGTATCATGTTTGTCCATGCTTGTAAATAGGGAATTGACAGATTGATCCACCTATGCCACCTCCAGGCTCGCCTCGGTTATGCCCTGCAATGCTTCGTCTAACGTGCCGTCAAGGATAGCGGCCACTAGAAACGCCACGTTCAATATGCCCTGAAGCCTGCGCGCCCGCGGCCTTGCTGCGTCTATGTCAGCACGGAGGTTGGCAACCAAGTCAGCTACATTCCCCGTTGGCACTGGTAGCAGGCTACACAAACAATGCGGGTGTGGTGGGTACGGCGGCACTTCACCTAATGGATAGATGCCATCACCATTTGGCCCGCCGCGTGCGTATTGGTCGCAGATGTCAATCTTGGGATGCGAACCACTGAGTCGCCATTGCATATGGTTGACAAATGGATTGGCGGTACTTGCATTCACCGTTGCCCGTCCTGCCGCGGCTGTTATCTCGGTACGTGCCAGTCGCCTAGCTGCATAGCTGCCCTCTGTGCCATATGGACGCACTGTACGCTGTCTCAATGCACCTGGTGTCAGGAATGGCTCTAGCAGGTCAGCAATCTCCACTGCGCTTGTGCCGCGGCTTATGTGATATTCCAATAGCCTGTCTATGCGGCTGCGTACGTCAATTGATGTACGCCAAATACGGTCACTCAGCCTATAGCCATTTGGGTCTACCCACTGGTGAAACGGGTCGTATGTGCCGCGCACCTCACGCACAGGTATTCTAGGCCGCGGCCCTGTCAGCCATTGCAGCACTCGCTCATCCTTGACTAGCCGCCGCGCAATCGCCACCTGTCGCTCGGCCTGAATGCGTGTGCCCTGTGCAATGCCCTCCACTAGCAGCAGTGCATAGGGTGATTGTGGACGTGGGCCGTCTAATGCGTCCATGCCACGCCCAATATAGTAGGGCTTGAGCACCTGTTCCCAAATGGCAGTACGCAATCGTTCACGCACGCTGCGACTGTTAGGGATTGTGCCGTCAAGCTGTGCAGCACGCACCACCAGCAACGCAATGGCATCAGCTAGTTTGCGGTGGTCGCGTGTTAGCCTTGCGTCCATTTCAAGTTGATTGCGTAGGCGAGCAGAATCGTAGGTGGCGGGCATATTAGGCGTTTTCCAAGTTGCCAATCTTAGCTTGTAACGAGGCCCACCATTCTTCGTACAGGCGTTGCGCTGCAAGCTCAAAACTCTCATGCTCTTGTCGCTGTTGCTCCTCAATCTGCGCATAATGCAGCATGATTAACGCCCCCCCTTTGTCAAACGCTCGCTCCGCGGCCTGTAGGCGTTCGTTCTCCGCAACGGCTTCGGCTACGGTCATGCCGCCTACTATGCTGCCAACTGCAATCGCCCCTGTTGCTCGAAAGAAATCACGTCGGTTCATGTGCTATTGCTCCAATCTCGCAACTTCATTGTTCAGGTCAGCGTTAAACTGTGCTTCTTCCCTGGCTAACTCCTGCCGTGCGTCCATTTCCTCCTGTGCGGCATCTAGCACAGCGTCAATGTCCTCTACTTGTACAGGCGCAAGCAATAGCGCCGTGCGACGGTCTAACAAGCCCTCTGTCAGCCCCCACTTGATAGTTTCGAGGGTTAGGCTGCCATCCTGCGTGATTTTCTTCCACTGCACCGTAGGACGTTCAGCAGTTACCCCAGGCTCTAGCAGCGACAGGTAGCCCAACACAATTTCGGCTACGCTAATGATCCATTTCATTTCACCTTGTCGTGCTTCGATGAATTTCTCGAACACCGGCATCTGCGTCTCTGCACTGGCCTTGCTGCTGCTAATGGCGTTACCCATGACAAACTCTGGCAGTTCGGTGTGTTCGAGAATCATGTAGAACAGAATCTCTAACAGTTGCGCTGTGTCAGCGGCAAAGCTGCCGGGCGTCTTATAGTCAAACTCAGCGCCGCTAACGGTCAATATCTGCGTTAGGTCTACACTAATGGCTGTGACGTTCTCGCTGCTGCCATCGGGCAACGTGCGCGACACAGTTTGCCCATATAGGCTCCAAAACTTGTCTAGGTCGGCTTGCGTCTCAAACGAGATAACCGGCGTTGGTCTACCCTGCAATATGTTGCCTTCGATTGCGGCCTCGAACACAGCGCCGTAACGGTGTAATACTTCCACCAATGCCTCGGCCTCGGCATGGCCAAACGTCTCGTTATCGTCTGGTTGGTTGGGGATATGCACAAGAGGGATGATGCCAATCAGGTTCGGGAATTCTAACTCCGTCGCCTGCATGGTGTTCGTTTCCACCCTGTGCACGCGCCGGTCTGCATAGTATTCGTCCACAACCACCATGCGGTCGTTGCTTTCCGGGTGCTGTAACGTCTGCGACACACGCCAACCGATAATGTTAGCGAAGTCGTCATTGGCCACGATGGGGTCAACGGTGTCAGGTGACAGCAGCGTAATGGAAAGGTCACTGTTGACGACGAGAAAGCTATCACCCTGCTTGAGCGACTCTCTGTACGCTTTGAGTACGTCCGTATGATTGTCTGTCCACCACGCCTCTAGCGCGTCTTGGCTTACCTCAGACTCGCAGCGCCAATCAGGAGCGCGGCCTAATGCCCAGCCAGATATTTTGCTGACAAGTGGCTTAATGAACAGGCCGCTAATCTCAAGGCCTGCCACCCGCGCACGATAGGCCCTTCGCCAATAGGCGTAATCTGCACGCCCCCACTCTTTTGTCGGCTGTCTCCACAGGCTGCGCCTAATGCGCGTCGTAAACGTGCGGTACTGGTGTACGGCGACGTTGGTGGAGGTGGTGAAAAATTCAGTTATACGGCCTGCAATACGTTGAACGATATTCGCCATTAGGATCTCCGCGTCGCTGTGCGTCTGCCTGCGGTGCTAGGTGCACGATTAGCTACGTTTGCTTGTCTCATTGTGACTACTCCCTGATTGGCTTGCCAGACCATCAAGGCCCTGGCGATCACCGTATCGTCCCATAGCCCTTCGGGTGCGCTGTAGCTGCTACGGCCCGTGACGGTTGACACCTTGCGCTCGTATGCTTCAAGCTCTGCCGTCCACACAGGATCGGCTTGGAATTGCCATTCGGTGCGTTCAAAGGTCAGCGCCAAGTTTTCGATTAGTGGCGGCTTGGTGGATGCTGTTGTCTGGAATGGCAGCACTGGCAAGCCCTCACGCTGTAGCACTTCAATGATTGGGTCGCCCATTGCGTTTGCCTCGGCTAGTATTGCGCCAGGTTGCCAACGTGCCGCTATGACCGTCAGCCTGTCGCGCTGTACAGCATAGTCAATTTGGTTAAAGCGGTCGCGGTACACCTCTTCGCGACACGTCACACAGCCTACGCTAATCGCCGTGTAGTCGTGCTGTTTGCCCCAATCCACGCCTGCGACCAATTCATGCCCCTTATGTAGCAATGGCTCAGTCATGGGTGCGTGCATACAGGCGGGAATGTTGCGGAAAACAACGCCCTCGCCTTCAAGGAACTCAGCCATGATCTCCTGCCGGTATGCTTCGTCTGTCATGTCTGAGGTAATCTCAGCTAGTGCCTCACGCGACAAATGCGGGTTGTCGAAGCTAGTAAACTGAAACGCTTCCCATCTTCCCGTATCGTCACCCGTTGCGCGCACGAACAAATGATAGGCGTGATTCTTGCGTAGTGGCGTAAAGATAAATACAGCGTCCCCATCGTTGTCTAGCAGCATTGGCGCGCCTACTTCGTTCCATGCGTCAGGATCCATTAAGCTGTATTCGTCTAAGATCAGCAGGTCGGCATAGTCGCCGCGCAGGGTGTCAGCGTTAAAAGCTGTCTTGCACTTGATGCGTCCCCCGCCGGGTATCTGCAATGTACGGTCTGTTTCATTCTTGAGTACAACGCCAGCCGCTATTGGCTCGACCAATGCTTTTTTGCACGCGTCCCAAAATGCGTTGGTCTGGTCGCTAACGGGTGCAGCCTCTAGCACGCGCCGCCCCTTGAGCATGGCTTCCACGGCTTTGATTGCAACGCCAGTTGTCTTGCCCACACGCCGCCCAGCCACGACCACAATGCGCTTAGCTTGGCTGCGTATGAATGCCGCTTGCTTGGGGTGCGGCTTTGGCAATCTAATCGTTAGTTCCATCGTCGCCGTACTTTACCCTCAGCACTGTTTCGCCCGTATTCTCCTGCTCGAACTTCTCGATGTAGCCGCGGCTTTTGCCTTGCGTCTTGAGGAAGAATATTAACTCCGGCGTGCTACCTGCCAGCACTTTTGCATACAAGACGCTCTCGGCGTTGTCCAGCATAGACTCGCGTGCGTCATGTAGTACCTTCTGCAAGGTAGGTGACTCATTGACGCGGTTGAGAATCGTGCCGCGTGATACACCAAACTTGCGCGCTACAGCCGCAACGTTGCCTTTGTTGTTTTCAAGTAATGGCACAAGTTCATCTATTGGTATATCTTTTTTCATAGTGTCAATTCGTCAACTCGCGCCCCCATTCGGCGCACCGTCCGCAAGCAGCGTGGGTGTACGGCCTGTGGCTGTCGCCCAACGATCAAGTGCTACCCCAACATATCCTGGAGATACCTCCACGGCTCGGCACTTGCGCCCAAGTTGCTCACAGGCGATGATGGCCGTCCCACTTCCACCAAAAGGCTCATACACCACCGCGCCACCCTTGCTGCTGTTACCAATGGCCTGTACATACAAATCAGTTGGCTTTTGTGTCGGGTGTTCCTTCTCGCTACGCATGGGCCTATCAATCTCCCAAACGGTGACTTGCGTGCGGTCATCAACGAAGTAATGCCCTGCGCCCAACTTCCATCCATACAGAATCGGTTCGTGCTTGCTATGGTAGTCTTTGCGCCCAAACACCATTTGCTGTTTCTTCCAAATCACCATCTGCGAGTAGTAAAAGCCGACGTCGCAAAAAGCGTTCACGAAATTCTTTATTTCACTATCCGAGAAGCAAACATATATGGCTGCGCCGTCTGCCATATATGACTTAGTCGTCGCAAATGCTGATTTCAGAAACTTGTAGAAGTCCGCGTCAGACATCTTGTCATTACCGATAGTGTTGCCGCTTCTGTAATTCTTAGTGTCTCGTGGGTCATGACTACCACCGGCCACGTCGACATTGTACGGCGGATCGGTGAACACCATCTCAGCCTTCTCGCCCTGCATCAGCCTAGCCACCACAGCCGCATCGGTGCAGTCGCCGCAGATTAAGCGGTGGTCATCAC